TTAAAGCCTTGGGGCACATGGCTGATGGTAACTACGAAGAGGCTGGACAAGAGTTCTATCGTAGCCGCTGGGCAGAGCAAGTAGGTGACCGATCATTAGAAATTTGCCAGATGATTAGCTCTGGGGAGTATCAAAAACGATGAAAACGTCTCATGTACCCAGAGTAAACGACGAAGGTAATGTTGAACCCGCGCACACCATTGAGATTTTATGTGCCGAATGTGGATATGATATAGACGAAAGCGAGTTAGAGGCAGATACTTGTTCTGATTGCGGTGCTTCACTAAACTTGAAGCAGAATACGTCTATTGTAGTAACAACCCTACCGCCAGCGTTTGGCGAATCAATGTGACGGGTTATGTATGCCATTACAAAAATTAGCGTTAAAACCGGGGGTTAATCGAGAGAATACCCGATACACCAGCGAAGGTGGGTGGTACGAATCCGATAAGATTCGCTTTCGGCAAGGTACACCGGAAAAGATTGGTGGGTGGCAGCGTATATCGGATGCTACCTTTCTTGGTGTCTGTCGATCCTTGTGGAACTGGGTCACGCTAGGTAGTCAAAACCTGATTGGTGTCGGCACTAACCTGAAGTTTTACCTTGAGAATGGCGGCGCATACAACGACATAACACCTTTACGTAACACCGTAAGCCTTACTGACCCGTTTACTACCACCAATGGTTCCCCTACGGTAAGTGTTGTAGACGCTAATGGGGGTTACATTTCAGGTGATTTTGTTACGTTTTCGGGTGCTTCTGCTGTTGGTGGACTTACCCTAAACGGCGAATATCAGATAACCGTCGATACCACTGCGTCTAATACTTACTTCATAACAGCTTCTAGTAACGCTACTTCTACGGCAACTGGGGGTGGTACCGTGTCTGCCGCCTACCAAATCAACACCGGAGCGGCTTATGTAATACCTTTAACAGGTTGGGGAGCAGGGTCTTGGGGTGCTGGTGTATGGGGCACTGGTGGTACGTCTGACACGGAGATACGCCTCTGGTCACAGGCTAATTTTGGTGAAGATCTACTGTTTGGGCCGCGTGGTGGGCCTATATATTACTGGGATGCCACGTCAGGGCTTACCTCTAGGGGGGTATTACTCTCGTCCGTATCACCTGCTACAGCTAACGTACCGACCGTACAAGACGTTATTTTGGTATCAGATATCAGCCGGTTTGTGTTTTGTTTTGGTTGTAACGCGTTGGCTAGTGGCACTAAAAACCCCATGTTAATCCGTTGGTCAGACCAAGAAGACTCTACCCAGTGGACTCCTGCGGCAACAAACCAAGCAGGTAGCCTACAGCTATCTAGAGGCACTGAGATCGTAGCGGCTAAACAAGCTCGTCAGGAAGTCCTAGTGTGGTCAGATTCGGCCCTATATGCCCTCCAGTACGTCGGTGCCCCAGTGGTATGGGGAGCGCAGCTTGTAGGTGAAAACATCTCTATAGCCTCTCAAAATGCGGTAGCGTACGCCAACGGTGTGGCCTACTGGATGGGTGTGGATAAGTTCTATAAGTACGATGGTCGCACCCAACCACTACCTTGTAATCTCCGTAAGTTTATCTTTAATGATTTCAATACTCAGCAGTATCGGCAAGTGTTTTCGGGCACTGTAGAGGCATACCATGAAATTTGGTGGTTTTATTGTTCTGCCGATTCACAAACAGCTAACAAATACGTTGTGTATAACTATCTGGATAACATTTGGTATTACGGCACAATGGATCGCACCGCGTGGTTAGATTCGGGATTACGAGACTTCCCGTTGGCCGCGACTTACAATAACAATCTCGTGAATCAGGAAGAAGGCGTCGATAATAATGAGCTAGTGGACAGTGCGCCAATACACGCATACGCCACCACTGCCGAGTTCGATCTAGATGACGGACATCAATTCAACTTTATCTGGCGTGTACTTCCTGATATCACGTTTGACGGATCTACAACAGAGTCACCGAGCGCCGTTATGACGCTATTACCTATGCAGAACTCTGGCTCTGGGTACAACTCCCCTGCTTCGGTAGGTGGGTCAAATGATGGTACGATTACTCGGTCTGCTGTGTTACCTATAGAAAAGTTTACCGGACAGCTCAATACGCGGGTTCGTGGGCGGCAGATGGTGATGAAGATTGAGTCTACCGGATCGGGCGTAACATGGCAGTTAGGCTCACCTAGACTAGATATGCGACCTGATGGACGACGATAATGGCTGGAGACAACACCAGATATGACGTTCCGTTCCGTGCCCCAGCACTGCCCTATGCCCCACAGGTATACGATCAGGAGTCATTTGAGCAGTTTAATAATATACTTAGGATATACTTTAACCAGCTAGACAACGCGCTGAGAAACGCTATGGCCATCCAAGAACCGTACGAATTACAAGTATCTAAAGGCCAAATAGCTGGGGCCAGTGCGTTGTATAAGTTTGGATACAACCCCGACATTAATGGCACGGAAGAGACAATTTGGTCGCAGGGTGGTGATGTGACGTGGCCTACAGCGGCTTTTACTGCGTTTATCAGCAGTTCTAGTGCAGCAGATACTAGTGCAGGTACGGGTGCACAGACCGTAACCATTCAGGGGTTAGACGAGAATTACGAAGTTAAAAGCGTTACGGTTAATATGAACGGCCAGACTCAGGTACAAATTGGTGATGCCTCTAGCTGGTTACGCGTCAATCGTGCGTTTGTTGCTACGGCTGGGACAGGGGGCACCGCTGCCGGTACGCTTTATATAGCTGATAGTGGCGCTACTTCTGGGGTTCCAACAGGAACTATTTACGCAAGCATTACAGACGGTAATCAAACGCAGATGGCGGTATACACCGTCCCCGCTGGATATACGCTTTATATTGATGATTTAGTCTTCACCGCTGCCATATCACAGGCTAACAACTACGCTACGGTCAAGTTTGATACGAGAGACTTTGGGTCAAACGTGTTCAGGACAAAGTTCATTAACGTACTGCAAAGCAACGAACTAGTGATTGACTTTGAGTTTCCTTTGGCGTTTTCTGAAAAGACAGACATGGAATGTCGTGCTGTAACTAGCAATACAAACAACCAGATCGGCGCATCATTTCAGGGGGTGCTAATAGCAAACTGATATGTCTATATCCCTTGGAAATCTCTTTAATATTGATACTAGCAATATAGTTTTATGGACAGATTATGATGCTGACGGTGACGGCTATCTTAGCCCTTCCGAATACGACGCTTACATACAAGCTGGAGGGTATGATGCCGCTACTATCCCACGGATAACCGAAGCAGAACTTGACGCTATTGAAACAGAGACATCAAACCCCTACGCAGACCTTTCCGAAGCAGAAGTAAACGAAGCAATTATCGCTGCTGCTGACGCTGGAGAGATCGATGTCATGAACGATATAATAAGCGCCACTACTACGGCTATAAGTACAACAGCTCAAAATGTTGCAACGGCTGCGCTTTATGATTCTATTTTCGGGGATTCTTTACGCGTACCAGAAGGATTGTTAGATCTATCTAACCCTGATGGAAGCTCTTACGGTTACGGTGAGGGTAGGACACTTTATGAAATACCCACCATACAGCCGGGTATGGATTGGCGCGACCAGCATGATGATACTGTTGAGGCTATAAAAAACGCGGAGGCAGCGGCAACTATATATGGGGGGACGGTAGATCAGTATTTTACTACTCCCAATCAAGTATCAGCCGCACAGTTAGCTATTACGGAATTCGACGCTGACGGGGATGGATCGTTAAGTCCCCAAGAAATGGAAGAGTATGTAAAAGATTATGAGTTAAAAAGCGGGATTATGTACTTTACCGATGGTACTGAAGCGGGAGAGGCATTAGCTCAAGCAGCGGATACTGACGGGGATGGCGTAGTAAGCGTTGAAGAATTAGCTCAATTTAACGAAGACAGAGGGGATGATATAGACCCTAATCCTGCCCGAACAGAGTTTTTAAATGACTTAGGTTTTGACAGTAGCCCCGCCGCAGCTTGGATGAATGCGTATACTCGACAGTCTGCTGAAAGTTTTATGTCTGGAGCGCAACAAATATTAACGCAAAGTGTGCAAGACGCTAAAATGGCGGTTCTTAATTTGTTGCAACAGGGGTTTCTTGAACAAGCAGAGTCAGGTTCAGGCACGATAGATTACCCTCAAGAATTTATCGATAACATAAATGATAACCCATATAGCGCAACTCTATACACAGATGTTGTGTCTTATATAGATAGGTTATTTGGTGGCGAACAAACAATCACCAGAGATGCGCTACTGACTAACGACGAGTTCTACGATGTAGGTATACGACTGGCAACAAGAAACAGCTCGACCCCTGCGTTGAGTGCGGAAGGAATTACATTAACGGAGACAGACCAAGACCTAATAGATCGTTATGTAGCAGTTCGAGATGACTATCAAGAATCTATAGCCGAACCGGAAACCCCTATTGGACGGTTTTTAGACGACTTACAGAATGATGTAGATGAGTTATTTAAAGATGCTTCTGAAGGAGATGTGAAAGCACAAGCCGCTAAAAAAGGCTTGAACGCTATGCTACAAGGTGCGGAGGCGTTATTTGAACAAGATACGGTTCAAACTGCCCAAGCTGTCACTTTAAAAGCTGCTGGCGAACTTATGCAAACAGCCGCCAGTATAGTAGCTATGGTAGGCCAAAACCCTAAAAACTCTAAAATATACCAAATAGGCGAAGAGTGGGCCGCATTAGGTAACGAAACATACACAGAAGAATTTCAAACTGCCTTAAAAGATATAGATTCTAGGATCGGTGCTGCTGAAGGTTTTTGGGATACTGCGGAAGCTATATTTGGTTCGATTCAAGACCATCCTACAGAGTTTCTAGTAGATGTAGTTCTAAATGAACTTATACAAGAAATCCCTATTCTTTTAGCTACTCGGGGAACATCCGCTTTAGCTAGCGGGGCATTAAAAGCCGCACCTATAGCTAAAGAAGTAGTTGAAAAAATAGCAGAAAACGCAGGTTTTGCTACCGGTGTTGTGTTAGATCTGACTGAAGCTATGGCAGGGGGTGCGGGACAAGCCTACGAAGATGCGATGGAGAACCTGCTAAAAGAAGGCGTAATAAACCCCGACACAGGTAAAGCCTACACACAAGAAGAAGCTGAGGCTAAAGCTGGAGATATAGCAAATAATACTGGGTTATTAAATACAGTTATAGTAGCGGTACAAATGGCTATTGGAGGTAACTTATTTGAAAAAGCTATAGGTAAAGTTGACGGTATCGAACGGTTAGGTAATGCCATATTTAAAGCAGCACCGGAAGCAGTTAAGAAAGCTATAAACAAGTATTTTGGAGAAATAGGTACTAGAGTAATAGGTACTGGTGTGGCAGGTGGAGCAGAAGCTGCCCAAGAGGGTAGTGAAGGAACGTTAGTTGGGTTAGCTATAGATCTACAGATGGAAGCGGCTGGAGATTTAGATAGAGACTACGGAAAAACAACAGCAACAGAAGGAATCATAGGGGGTATAGCTGGGTTTGGTGTAGGTAGTGGTATTGGTGGTGCAAGCACAGTGTCTTACTGGGTTAAAGAGAGTAATGCTCAAGTAGCTGCTGCTGTAGCCGCCGCAGAAGCTGCTGTGTTAGGCGGGGCAGACCCCAAAGAAGCAGCCGCTCAACTACAGACTGAGTTAACAGATCTAGGTATAAACAACGATA